GGAGCATTCGGCAAACTCGTCAATGTCACATTTACGGAACACGACACTCTCCAAGGATTGGTACCCCGTCATTATCACGGCCTTGTAAATACCGTTGTCAAGATCCATCGTTATCATGAACTCATATAAATAGGAAGTATTGTTTATCTTGATCTTGGAGGGATTCACCCGTATATATTGCCCCGTGGAGAGATCGTATATTCGCATATAGCAGCTCACGTTACCCATCAGGCATTGCACGATGATAGGATCGTTATCCCACCCAATCCTCTGGATATACTCCACCGGTCTCTCCACGGACGGGGAACTCACGTCAAAAAGGAGAGGGCAAACCTCGCTAATGCAATCTTTCAACCTCATATACGCATATAAATAAAAAGAGCCGCACCCAAAGGATACGACTCCTCCGGGAACGGCTCTTAGGCTCTGAGACAAAAGTAAGTATTATTTTTTTATAATCAAACGGTTATGTTATGTTTTTAAGGAGCAACTCATAATCTACCGTCTGACCTTTCCCGATACGCTCGGTTATATCGGACACGTATCCCACGTACGTCTTACCGGAAAAGGAGCATGATATCCGTCCCTTATAGTTACCCGGGAACGGGGATAACCCAATGGTAGACACCTTTATCTTATCGGATCTCAACAACCTATCACTATCTTCTATGGAAATCCCTCCACGTTCGGATATGCCTTTTATGGATACATCGGCATTGCCCTCCGAGGACGTGAACATCAATCCGCTAGCGGACATACCGACGTATCCCTTGTTGGCCATCAGCATATTCCTTGGGGAATAGGCGGCGTTGAACATGGTATCGGGGAATAGAACGCCGGTTATGGGATACGTCTGGTCTATAGATATCGTCCGGGGGGTCAACACCCCTTGGCTCATTATAGCGTCAACAATAAACACGTCGTTGTCCGAATCTGTGTCCTTCGTCTCCTCATCCCTCTCGGCCACGAGGAATTCAATTCCATAAGGATCGGCACGATAAGGGCTTATCAACTTCAAGACATTGTCCGTGGCCTTTATCCCCGTGCTGAATGAGTTCGTGAAATGAAACTCGTCACGCCCGTTTATCTCGTCGTATTCCTGTTTGTCGTAACCCACTTCCACGCCGCTATAGACTACCGAACTATCTATCGTATGAGTCATGGAGTTTATCTCCGTCAATGGCAACGGATCGGTCACGGAATCATAAAAATCGCACAGAGGCTTAAATATAACCTTTCTGTTGACATCATCTATCTCCCAGTCATAGCCTAACACGGCCTTGGCGAACTCCGTGAACTTAGAGAATGACGTATGTATCTTTGCGTCCTTGATCCCACGTATGCTCTCAGCCGCCATGATATAGGGGATCGGAATATTCCCGGTCTTTATTTCCCCGGTATAATCCTTAAGCCCCATGTTCGCTAATATCTTAGTCAACAGGGTAGAGGTTTTAACAACATCGATAGAAACCGACTCGCCTTTATCAATGTATGTGACACTGATATCTTTCACGTTAGACACCTCCGCTTTCATCGTGTCCAACGTAGCGGCATCAATAAATAATTTCAAGCGATATCCTTGTTTTAACTCTATATCCTTGTCAATTCTAACTTCCTGTTTTTCCCCGATAAAACCTAGACCCGCTATATTCTCTTTACTGATTGTCACGTTATCCTTGTCTGTCAACCATAGATATAACCCCGGAGATACAGCATCCGGGGCTGATAACGGGGTTATATCAAAATTCAATACTAATCTAACCGTGATATTCGTTAACGACTCCACGAATGGCAATATGCTTTCTGAGGCTTCATGGTACGTGCCGATATCATATTGTACCAATCTACCGGGAATCGGGAAATTAACGTCATTGTAAACCATAGGGAACTCATGGTTTCCGAAATATTCGATAGGATATACACCGGTTTCTGTCTGTTCGTCCGTAGGATTGACGCTCCAAGACACCCTATTATTCAAGTACATCCTTTCATATGTCATTTTCACCTGTGGCATGTCGCTTACCGCTATGTCAAAAGTCTGCGATTTCTGGGAGTTGATAATGGAATAGGTATCATCATCGATCGCACTCAAGGTAAGCGTATGCCCATCGTCACTATAGCTCATAAAGTCCAAAGAACAACGATACGCCTCTTTGTACGTGAGATCGTTAATTTGCCGATATATCACTATCTTTGCGGAAGATTCAATATACTTGGATAGGTATAAATCCGTCAAAAGATCGTAAGCTCCTTTTACGAACTCGAACTTCTTGGCGAACTTACGATATATCCCACCAAAATCCTTTCGAGTAAAAGACAACTCGACATCATCCCAATTCTTTAGATCATTGGTTATATCCGTCTCCTTACTATCTATTATCAAAGAAATCTTTATCATACGCGTATAAATAAGAAGAGCCGCCCGGGGACAAATACGTCTCCGGCACGGCTCTTTGGCTCTGTCACAAAGATAATGACTATTAAGATAATATCAACTACTTGATCGTCTTATATTTCTCGATCACCCGCAAGAAATCCCTCACGCATGACACGGCCCTCATCTTGTCCATGATATACCCGTCCTCGTAATTACCCTCGCAACTCAAATTGATAAGCGTATCTATCATATCGTCCATATCCTTAGAGAACAGGCAAGTGGACATACTCTTTATCTCTCTCATCATTTCCGGGGTTATGGTCAAGTCACCAATAACCAACTCATGAGCGTGGTCAACCTTGATCTCGTTACCGTCGGCTTTCACGACGATGCTTTTAATCTCGTTCTCTTTCATATTCAATCAATCTTTTAATATTCCACAATTATTTTCAAGTCACAAAATGTTAAAGTATTGGCCGTACGCCTTTATATCGTACCTCAATAATATATGTATATCAATTAGTTTCTGTCTGATCTCTCGATCAATGGAAGAATACCGTTTCTTTTTAGCTCCTCATATAAGAACAAGCGTCCTTTCTGAGTCCATTCGGTATTAAGGCTCACGTCCGGGCTGCCGTTGGAATGGGTGTAGTTGTGAGTGGCACTATGGACATAGCCCTTACCTAAATACTCCCCGTACAATATCCATTGCCCGTTGATCTTTCGTTGTATGCGGAGATCACGCAACAAGGCGTTGAATCTTATGGCTGTCATTCCATAATCCTGCGCTATCTGGGTGACGAGAACGGTCTTCTTGCTCTGGAGGACAAAACGGGCATACTCGCTTTGATGCTGTAGTTCCACGTTCTCCGCTCTCAACTCCGTTATCTCCTCATTCTTTTGCTCTAGCCTCTTCTGCTGCTCCTCTATTCGCATCTGTTGCTGTGCGGCTAGCATTAGGGCCTCCCCGTAGGATTGAGGCACCGGATATTGTTGGATCTCCTTCCGAGATAATTCTTTCCTGCTTTCCTCACAGGCGATAAAATACTTGCGGGCTTGCTTGCCTTTCTCATTTCCCTCAACCATGGACAGTTCCTTGGCCATACCAATGGATAGAGCGTATTCTATTTGAGGTCTACCGCCTTTAGGGTTTTCACCAAAATTGGGGAAAACTACATAATCCTGATTCTCAACAAAATCATAAGATTTAATTCTGTCTTTAATCCATGTTGAGAAATCACGCTTACTCCCTAAGAAAGCATGTAAAGCTCTTGCGTTAACCGCTTTTTTGCCATTATTTTCACTTATAGGCAACAAACTATTCAAATTTTCCATATCTTTACTTTGCGTTAAAGATTATCCATATCCCCGTTAGCGGCTCAGTCACTTCCGCTTTCGGGGATTTTACTTTGACTGATTGTAGTGGCCGGGGAATCGAACCCCGACAAGGCCATCCTTCTAGTCCCTTAGATCGAGACTGTTGAAGAAATCCCTTAACCGCCTTGCTTCCTTCATCCCGAATGTCATAGTGTTGCCACCAAGTTCCGAGTGAATCCATAATTCCTTGTCCCCGTCAAAATCCATCAACTTGACCAAGACTTCCTTTTGCTCTATAGCGGAGAACTTATTCCCGCTTAATTCTGGTGTTCTCATACGCAAAGTTTATAATTAAAAAATAATCTAACAACATCCTTATTTTAAGCACAAAACAAAATGAATAGATAACGATAGATAAAGACAGATAAGGGTCGCTAAAATCGTACTAATTTAGAACCATTCTAAATAATGTATTTTATTAACACTCTACATCAATGTATTTCAGATAGATAAACAATAAGACCATCTTATACTAAAATCATCCTATTTCTTATTATTTCATGCAATCATTTAATTATCATTGAAATAACTCCATCAAACCCTCCGGTCGTATTACCGGAGGGGCATCTACTTCCGATCCTCTCCCCGTCGTTCGAGTTATCCCGCAAGCCTTACGCAAGTCATGTCGCTTATCACGCTCATGAACCTATCGTAGGTCTTTTTATTCCATTCCTTGTGATCCGACATCCAGTCATTGAATATCTCCATGTAGACCACCTCGTGAGACCTGTCTTGTACGGTGACGCATAAACCGCCCGTCTCCGGCATAACGCCAACGTTTATATGTACCGGTTTCTTTCCGATCATACACTCCAACGCAATCCTTTGTACCTTCTTCAATACCTCTATCGTTTCCATATTTCTTTATTATTAATGTATGTTCAATTCCCGAATAAACTATATTTGAGCACAATCCTACCATATGCTAATAGATACGCTATCTTCTTTTAACATTTATCCATTTACCACTTACCGCTTCTATTGCATCATCAATATGAAGAGAAATAGATTGATCGCAGGGTAGACCGTGATATCCTGTAGGTTCGTAAATATGAAATTGAGCACCTGATCCGTCTGGATAAAATCGAAAATCCAACAGATCATTTCTTTCGATAGCTTCTTTCACTTTTTTAGTTAATTCTTTGTTTCCCATGATTGTATATATATTATTGATTAATCTCCCGAATAAACCCTGTTAGCATAAAGGCTAGCCATACCGACATGAGATAAGACAATATGCTTGCGATACTCGATGCGTCTAGCTTCTTCCTCTGCCAATCTCTTGGCCTTGGCCTCATTATTTTTTATCTCTATCTTGGCATTATCCCATGCTATAGAAAGGCACTTGCCAAAAGACCAAGAGAATTTTCGGTAAAGTCTGAATAATCTCCATGCGTCTTTCATGATCTCGCTCTTGTTGTATTTCTGTGTTGCCATTGTACTGTTGTTTTATTTTGATGATGCAAATGTATAGTTAAACCTAACGAAACACAAGTAGATCGTTAGGTTTAACTAATCTTTAACACAAGTCCAATGTTTAATTAAAATATATCAAAAACTATATTTCGAATAGTTATTCCTAATCATATATCATTTTTATATTTATCTTTGCCGTTAGTAATAACTAAACATTCATCTGATGGACATAAAATCAATTATTAAGGCTCAAGGTTATACTATCGAACGTATAGCTGCGGAATGGGAAAGCAAAAACGGTAAGCCTATAACACGAGGTGCTTTATCTCAATCAATTAATAAAAACCCAACGGTGGAAACACTTCAAAAGATAGCAAATGTGATAGGGTGTAAAGTCGGGGATTTCTTTTCTGATGAAATCAATAGTAGCAAAACGATCATTTGCCCCCATTGTCAAAAACCAATACCTGTTGAAGTGGATGTTAAGATTAAGATGGAATGATATAACCTGCAATCCTCTAAATAAAAATCATGAAAGTTTGTTTTATGCATACAATACATTACCTTTGCGATACAATATAATACATAAGTAATATGGAAGCAGTAATAAGAAAGCAAACATCGTTCCGTTTACGTGAGGACTTGTTGCAAGTCTTGCAGGAACAAGCCAAGAAAGCGAACAGGAGTTTGAATAATTTTGTAGAGAGCACCTTGATGGACGCTGTATACTCCGAGCCAAACGAGGAAACGATAGCGGCTATAAGGGAAGCACGCACGACCAAGAATAAAGAAACGTTCGACAGCGTGGATAGTTTGATGGAGGAATTAATGAAGTGAAAAAGAAATTACACCCAACAAGCCAGTTTAAGAAAGATTTCAAACGTATTCAGAAATTCCCCAAAAAAATCGCAGCTTTTGAATATATCGCAAATCTACTTATAAATGACCATCCGATTCCACAAGAATACAAACCTCACATGTTGAAAGGTGAGTATAAAGGGTGTATGGAATGCCATATAGAAGGAGATTTTCTTCTTATTTGGATTGACGGAGAAATAATCGACTTGCTTAGAATTGGTAGTCATTCCGAGTTGTTCGGGAAAAAGAGGTAGACAAGGTTTGTACTACTTAAATTAAGAAATATGTTATCGAACATGTAATTTTCTTCTACTCCATTTGCTTTTGTTAACACCATTATCTACCTTTGTCCCATCATTAATTAAACTAAATCAAGTCATGAGGAAAATGCTATTTTTTGTCCTAGCGGCAATATTTTTGCTAGGATGTGAGAAAGAATTTGTCGATATTCCACCTAAAGATAGTATAACTGAAGACAATGAGCCTATTTTAACTTTCTTGGAGGAACAAGGATTAAGGCCATCCCAATCTGATAAAATAAGCGATATATTGGGAAATATAGAAGAGGAAGGCTATAGGCTGTTATTAGGCAGGAGGTCTGATAATGCTTGGTTTTCAAAATTAGATCCATCAGGCAATGAAATTTGTTGTTTTGAATTACCTCCTTTAAAAAAATGGAAATATTCTCATTACAATATGAACTCTGTTCTATTTAAATCCAAAGACCATATTTTTGTTAGAGGATGGTATTCCAATCAAAATGATCCATCTATAATGGGTTATGATTATGATGAAATAGTATCTATTGTTGATTTTAACAAAGGTGTCGCAACAGATCATCTGGATATTGTTTCAAACGATACGCAAAACAATGACTATAGATATACACTCATGGAGTCTAATTATAGGACTCTAATACTTAGATCGACTTCGTCTTTTAAGAATCAACATTTATACGTAGTTGGCTCCGAAGGTAAAATATTATATCATAGAGACTATGATAATAAGATCGAAGGGCCTTATTTAGAAAATGGGGTCATATTTATTGATGACGAAATAGCATGTCCAATTATAGAGAAAGGTATAAACATGTATTCTTCTATAGCCAAATTACCAATATTTAATTTAAGGACATGGACATTGATAAAAAAATTAGATTCTGAAAATGGATTGATCCCAAAAGGGGATAGATACAACGAGCCTAATATTTCATATAAGACAGACACGGTATATCTTGAGAAAAACAATATAATATACGCATATGGAGAATACAAAAACAAAAAAGATCCAATATCAGACACCAATATTGAAACATTGCTTGATAAATATTATTATGAAATAAATATAGGATCTTATAATATTGAAGGGCCGTTCAAATATTAAAACCTCCCCTCCAGAGCCTTTTGGGTGGAGGGGATTTTTTATCCCCCTTGCTGTCTCACGACATGAGGGGGCTTATGAAAACTAAATCAAATCATGTCTATATTTTGTTTGAGCAACCATAATAATCAAGCAACCCCTTTCTCTCTGATCATATTGGAGATAATATTGTAGATATACTCAATAAAACGATGCTTCTCAGCGATATCCAAATTAGACTCTCCGTTTTTCTTCTTATAGCTACGAATAGATATATGATATAGATAGTACAATTGATCGTATATCTTGCGCCAAACATCCTGTTGTTTCACATTATGGGCGGAAGAGTATCTATTAACCATCTGTCTGATCTTATCTCTTAAACTCATTTCCGGTATCTTTTCCGTTGAAACAGGAATAGCCAAAAGGAGTTTTCCATTTTCTTCTCGTTCTTGTTCTATCGCTTCTATTCGTTTTTCCACATTGGATATCCTGTTCTCATATTCCAAGTTGATGTTAGCTTGCATGGCAAACATCTGTGCGGATGAAAGAGGTTTGCTTTGCTCTTTCAACGCTTTCTCCATTTCTTCGAAAGCGTCATAAAAATCATTCTTAAACCTTAGAGCCTTAATCCCGTTATATCCCATAACAAGGATAGAGAATCCTTTTCTATTCATAATGTATACAGGATTGCTTTTCCCGGTAGAATCCTCATAAGTGTTTGATACAAAAGCTAAACGCATTTTTGCGTTCAGTTCTTCATCAGAGGAATTTAGTAAATTTTCGATTGAGCGAATTACATCCGCATGTCTTTTCCCAAACTTCTCCGCCACTAGCAAGCTATTAGTAACAACTTGCCCATTATTGCCTTTAAATACTAAACTATCCATATTATTAAGTTTTTAGCTATTAAAAATCTTCTATATTGCTTGATTTACGCCCCATGTTTACGGATGGAAGGGAGAACCTCTCCGCATACCCAGTCTTGGAATGGTTCGGCTTGCGCCTTGTCGGATCGCATGATTACCTTGTAAAGGTTCTGCTCATTGATAAAAGTTAACGTAACTTCTTGCTCTGTTGTGATACCATATTGATTAGTAGTCTTTGAGACCCCGTCGGTCAAAACTACCCCCTCTGGTTTTAATCTTGATTTGCAGTCTCTTGGATTTTTTATTTCCAAAACCCGGCAAACGTCCACAAGGCAAAATAAAGGATTCTCACTTGTCCCGGCTACTCTCACTTCACCGAAACGATCGTTCTCAAAAATTTTAATTGCTTCCATATCTTAAAATTTTAATTGTTCAAAATATTTTCTCCCGCAATTTTAGCCACAAGATCAAAACGACTTTGTTATTTTGATTACTTTGGCACCTCTTAATGAAAAAGCCTCCCCGACACGAGCCACAACACATCGTATCAAGGAGGCTGTTAGCGACCGCTGTCGCCCAATATCTTCCTAGCCTGTTGTGGTAGGCTGACCAGTAAAAACAAAAAGAGCCATACCCCATAGACGTGACTCTATCGGGTATGGCTCTTAGGCTCTAGTTCTTTCTATTGTTATGTCCTACAAATATAGGGGAATATTATGACTATACAAAAGGATACATAGAAATTCCAAACTTATCAACAGATATAATGAGGATGTGGATTATTGTGGATAAATAATTGAAGTATTACGCTTAGATCGTTATCGTATCTCCTTCAAAGCCTCTTCCAAATGATCTGCATTGTTGATAGTGAATTTATATTTACTGGGCATGCTATCATCTAATACTATTCCTATGAAACTTATTTTACCTCCTCTTAATAATAAATTTATTACGGCTTCATAGCTAATATCATCAACAATATTGCTTCCATTAGACATGTTTGTTGCGTAAAACTCATAGATTTCTCCTTCGCTATCTTTAGCCTTAAAATGTAGCAATCCTCTGTCTTTTATAGGATTATCTAAAGCATATTCATATAATTGTATGCGTATAAATTCTTTATCAATCAATATAGAAACTCTTAAATCAGAGTCATCCGTGACTGAATCACTGAACTTTCCATAAATGGTGGCATTGACGTATTTTTTATCCGTGGCATCCCCGAACTCATCGCTGTACGTGCCTACTTCCCATATCCCGAACTGGCCTTTATCTTGTTGGTTTATTGACTTATCTCGCATCCTTTGCGTAAGATAGGTTGCCAGACTGTCTTTTTCCGCTTGCTCTTTCGCTTTTTGTCCGGGTGACGTACATCCGGACAATGTAAAGATCGAAAGAAGTAGTATTAATACGTTTTTCATGATTTGTGATTTTATGTTAATATGCGGCAAACGTAAGAAAATAAAACGGTCGTTCCTAGCGTTCTCTCAATTTTCATGATTTTAAATGCGGAAATTATCGCATTTACATCCGTAGAATGGATGTCCGCATGGGTAAAGATCAACGGGGCGAATTTGCGTTTGTCCCACAAATAAAACAGGAAGATTATCAGAGTCTATACAGGTAGAAGAGATTGGAAAATGTAAGCATAAAAATATTTATGGGTTAACGATCTGTAATTTAACAGAGGTGGGGGTCTCGATATGTAGTTTTTACCAATTTTGATGAAAAACCAAAGTTGGATTGTCGTAAATACTTGATACAAAAGCTAAACTCGTTTTTGAGTTTAGATATAAGCAACCCAACTTAGTCGATCTTTAAGACAAAAAAACAATGGGGTGTGGTTTCAACCCAACCCCATTGTTTTGTATTATGGTTGAGGCGTTTTTACCTCATGTTCCTTCGTTTGTAATCCTCAAAAGCCGCATTGTCGCTAGCTCTCTTAATATTACGCCCTAGGTCATAAATAGCGGCTTCAATCCTTTGGTTAGACTTGATTATAGCTCCGGTATCAAAGTTGTTGACGATCTGAACCGGCTCGCCTTTCTTGTTGTGGGTGATCCAATACATGTTATCCACGAAGCGGCTAAGGAAAGCCGGATCATTGAGATCCGGAACAACCTCGGCTCCCGCAGGCAATGACAGCAGGGTGGGCTTATCCGGGGTAATGTACGCCTTATCTCCTATCAATATCGCCTCGCTACGGCCTCCATCGCCAACGATAGCCAGACCGCCGGGGTGATTGTCGGTACCATGGGCGTATTTGGGGATGGGCTGGGCTATGATCGTGGCGAGTTGTACGGCTCCGGTAGCCGCTATCATCGCCGCAAAGATAGCTCCAGCGATAGGTCCCGCATCTTTGTAAGCTACCATTATCGCCCGTGCCGTGGCCGCAATAGTCTGAGCTATATCTATAGACTTCTGGAACTTGGCCTGTCTAGTCTGCAACTCAGCTTTTTTCTTCTCTAGCTCCTTGTTCTTGCGGCTGGTCTCTTCCTCCGCCGCACGCTTGCGGGCCTCGGCCTCCTCTGTCGTAATAATGTCTTTCTCGGCAAGAGCGTCTATAGTCTCAACCTTAGCGTCATACTCCTCTTGGTTGGCCTCGATCTCGGCCTCTACATTTTGTATTTGACGCTCAAATAAAGAATTGCCTATAGATATAAATGCCTTTATTGATTCTTGTATCAAGCGTTTCTTTGCGGCCTCAATCTTCTTCTGATACTCTAAATCCTCATCGCTTTTTCTTTGCGCCTGTCTCAATCTTATATCCTCTTGTTGACCTAACAGCTTGGTCAATTCTTTTTCCGCTTTGATCCTCTCATCGTAAGGAAGCAAATCGAGATTATTACGAAGGGTATCAATCTGGATTTGTAGGGACTCCAAGGCGAAATCCTCCTGCAGCCTCAACATTTCCTTATTGTATTTTTCCCGGTCTTTAATGTTCCCGCCGTAGTTTTTCGTTAGTTCCGTCATTTGACGCTTGATATCTAGCTGACGCTGGGATAACATTTCATCGTCCAACTCCTGTTGTCTCTTTAATTCGCCTTTTCCCCACTCATCCCATACGTCTTGTATCATCTTGGCGTACTTCTCTTCGATCAAGAGCTTGTCTGCGCCCGTTTCTTTCGCCGCCTTTAATTCGGCGTCTCTTTGCAGCATCAACATGTCAATACGGGCGTCGACCTCCTCTAACGATCCTTCCTTGGCCGCGCTGATCCGGTTCTTTACGTTCTCCATCGCACGATCATGCGTGAATCTTTCCTCTAGCTCTGAAAGCTCCTTGTTACGTTGTTCCTCTATGAGTTTGAGTTGCTCCGTGACCATTACGCCCTTCTCCTTCACGTCCGCTACCTTTTGGTCGAAGTTGGCGTTAATGATCGCCTTCTCCTTCTCATAGCCCTCTTCCAACAAGGAAATATTGGCCTCAATGATCGCCTGTTGAGCCTCCTTGTATGCCTTATCTTGGTTTTTGTCCGTCTCGTAGGCTTTTAGGGCTTCGTCCGCTTCCTTGATTTTTTTTAGGCTATCAATATACTTATTTACTGTAGCTTTTGGTATACCTTCGAATTTACCAGCTTTAAGAGATTTGACTATATCCTCATCTAGTCTATCGATGAACGATTGTGCCGCTTTTCTCTGTTCTTCGTAATATTTCTTATTTCTCACAACCGCCTCATTTCCTTCCTTTTGGCTAATCCTCAACGGGATAACATTCTTTATCGCCTCCATCTGATCGTTAGCGTTCTTGTACGAGCTGATGAACTTATCCAAGGTGTCATAGAAACTGCCTCCTAGCTTGTTGGCCGAATCCGTAGTGGCCCTTAACGTGGTTCCGATATGGTTCCATATCCTATCAGCTTCATATCCCTCGTTGATAAGCGTCTCGGTGAGGCCTATCACCCTGCTCAACATGTCGCTGGCCACTTCCTCGCCATACGCTTTCACGGCGATCTCCCTTAGCTTGGTCAACGCCTTCGATTGCTTCTCCCCGGATTCGGTCAACACCTCGTCCAGCTTCTTTTGCTGGGCTTTTAGGGCGGCGTTCCTCAACAGTTCCCTGTTGATCGCCTCGTAAGCCTTCCTTATCTCGTCCGTGGATGATCTCTCGGACAATAGATTGGGTAGGTAATCCCCGTATTTGTCGTTGATCTCATCTATGGCCTCGGCTCTGGCCCTTGTCCCCTCGGACGTTTGGTTGAGGGTCTCGAACAGCTCCCTCATGTTCGCCCTCTCTTTAAGCATGGTTGCGTTATACTCGGTCAGCGTGTCGTTAGCCGCCTTGGTAGCCTCGCTCGCCCCGAATAAGGAGGCCGTCCATTTTATCATGTCGGCTCCGTACACGGTGAGTAATGTGATACCCACGGATAGCAACGTCTGCCATGAGCCAAGACCCCTTAGCAATTGCTTCCACACGGGGACGGTCTTTTGCCCCTCAGCCCTTAGCTGGGCGTTCTCTGTCCTTATGCGCTGGATTGCGTCCGCTAATATCGGCAAGTTGTTCGATATGGCCAGAAATCCCGTGCTTAACGATACGGCGAAAGCCGGGGCCTCACGTGTCAACTGGTTCAATGACGCTAAAAGTATCTGGTTCGATCTCTCGTAGTTTCCAACCTGCAACCTGTAGTTTCCTACGCTCTTGGCCGCAGTGTTTACTTGCCGGGATAACTCCTCGGTCTTTTTCTGTAGCTCCACGCCCAACGGCGATGCCGCCATCTCCTTGGATAACGAGTTGTACGCAAGCCTCATCCGCTCTAGTTGCTGATATAGCTCGAAATAGCTGCCGGTAGAGGAATTCACCAATCTGGTCTCATTGGTGAGGATGCGGGTCGTTTGCTGTACCTTGGCGTTATGATCTATCTCGGCCTCGGTTAATTCCCTCCTGCGCCTTATGGCCTCATCATAGGTTATCAATCCTTTCCTCTCCTCGTTATCGACCTCACGCTTGGCTTTTCTGGTAGCTTTCAGCATCCGTTGCTCCTCTTCCAGCTTGGCGATATTCTTAGCCCTGCTTCCAAGGGATTTATCGATAAACGCCTTTAGCTCCTCCGTTATTACCACCTCCTCACGTTTGGCTACCGTATTGCCCTCTATCGCTGCCGTCTCGTCCTTGAAGGCGTTGGACGATCCGGATAGCGTGGTGGTTATGGCCGTCTCGGACGTTACGACCTCCTTTGACGAGGTAGCGAGATCCTTGTTGGACTTGATCAGCTTTATATTGGCGGCTATTATCCTGTCCATGGCCTTCTCATAGACAAAGCTCATGTTGTTTATCTCCTTCATGACATTGGAAAGGTCTAGGATATTCGCCTTGTAACTGTTCACCTTGGCATGTAACTCTTTCAAGTTGGTAGGGTTGAATTTAAGCCCCTTAGCCAATTCCATCATGGCTTCCTTGTATTTAGCCTGCAAGGAATCTATGTCGCTCTTTAGCCGGGCTATTTGCTCATAGGGTTTCGGCCCTACGATCTCGCTTATAAGTGTCTCATTTCCCATATCGCTCAATCTCTTTTAATTGTTCTACCATGATCTTTATTAAATTTCCGTACTCTGCCGCCGTGAATGTCTGCGGATCGATCCTCATCTTGAAATGAGAGGAAACGGCCATTCTCTCACGGGTGAAATCCTTGTCCTTGGGATCGGGGGCTTTCAGCCTGTTTCGCTCCAATACGCTGAGGCTGTATCTTATCTGGGCCGTCTTGGATCGTATCTGCTTCTTTATCGCCATGACATCCTGTAGGCTGGGGGAATCTTTCATTTTCACGCCCACCTTTTCCAGTATTTCCGAAGCGTCCGGATACGCCCCGGCCTCAATAAGACGCTCGCCGGCCTCCAGCAATACTAGTTTTATGTTATGGTTGACCATGTTATTCCGATCCTCTATCTCGATAGCGATATTCTTGTTGTTGGTCAATGCCGAATACTCGTCTAACATCGATACCGCCGCTCTTTCCAGATCTTCCCGTGAAGGGGTTCCGCTTTTCACCAAGGCGTTAATGTCACCTTTGTACATCTCTATGAACTTGCATAAAGGTATCTCGTCGCATGTCGTGTAATATGATCCCATAAAATTAGCTTTAATCATAAACAAAAAAGAGCCACACCCCATAGACGTGACTCTATCGGGTATGGCTCTTAGGCTCTAAATTATCTGTTTTATATTATCCCCAAATATAGGAATAATAAACTATCATGCATCTATTTAAGGATAAAAAAACGACCCGAACACAAATTCGGATCGTCTCCTTCACTAAAGACGAACAAAGAAATCAATCCTTGCTCCAATTTCCGTAGCAATCTTGGCTATAGCCCTCTCTTTCCAAGGTATCATGCGCTTCTTGAATGTCATGTTCCCTAAAGCATTCATTAGGGTAAGAAGTCCCATACTCGCCACCGTTCTCTATAACATCCATAGCTTCATCTACATCATAAGGTCTCATAGGTTCTAATTTTTAAAGTTAACATCACAATGTTACGAAATCATATGACAAAACACAAGAATCCTAGGATGTTTGACAACATTGTCATACATCATACCCCTGCCGGTGACACGAAGTCCATCGCCGTGACAACGGCGGCTATGGCGATGGACTTGGCCCAGTTAGCGAGGTCGGATATGTAGGAGAGGTAGCGGTACATAAGGTTTGCCTATTATTACATAAATCCATTAATCTGTAGGAATAGAATCTTTATAGACTACATTACTTAAAATCATCGAATAGGAATTTGGTTTATATATAGGATTAAATTCCAAGTAATAATTCCACATTCCATAACCCATATGCTCATAACCTCCAGCAGCGAAGTGAACATTATCAGGTTGCATAGCCTGACCTTCCATATTTACAGTCTTGAAGTAAGGGTCAATGCCATTCAAGGTTGCAAAAGTTTTGTTTGCGCTATAAGTTGGTTGAAATTCTGTATCATAATATGATGAAATCTGACCATTTATGATTGGTAATGCAGGAGCTGCCCAAATACCTCTCATCCAAGAAAGCAATCCTTTCAAATTATCCTCAAAGTAAGATGCTCTAATTTCAGTCATGTCAGCTTCACCTTGATGCCATAATAGGGCCTGAATAGCCAAGTTTATATTATTACTTGAAGCATACAGATAAGCCTTTCTAATCTTCTCAATAAGTAGGTTACACATACTTGTGCCACCATCTGTGATAAGTTCTGGCATAGGGGTCCAACAATAGGCTCTGGTTTCTCCACTTGCTCTTAAAGGGGAAATAGGAGATCCACCAATACTTTGCTTTACTACATAAAGTTTCTTTGCTGGATTTGCCTCCAAATATTTTTTTGCGAAATAAATATCAAATCCAAATTGGTTGCTTGCATTATCCTCACTTCCTGTATTGACACCTAACTCCCAAGGTTGGAATTGCTCTGCTATAGGATTCCACATCATATAGTTCTCTATCTTATAGTTCATGTCAATCAACCATTGTGGAGCCTCAGATTTATCAGCTCTACCATCAGCATTGCTTTGACCTGCTACAATAATTAAATCATCATGGTTCCCAGCTATATTTAGCAATGCACCTCTCTTGTATAGATAGGCATTATTCATTCCACCATAAACAACCTCTCTCTGTCCAAGATAAGTAGAAGGGAGTATAATACCTCTTACATTACCACCTCCAGAAGAAGGATTTAAATCAGGATTATATATAGTAAGTTTTGGATAACCAACTATATTCCAGCATAATGTCATGTGCGTTGCACCATCAGGTATAAGGTTATGTAATGGGACATTTTCATACATTTGCGACCCTGCTTGTGAGAAAGCTGTTATACTATCTCTTCCAAGATAATTTGAGGAATCATTATAATCACCTTTCCAATATCCAACAAGAAGAATTGCACCTCCTTGGCAAGGGATAGTAAGGTACTTTTGACCTTCTGGTATATCTGTTAATGGTATAGATATAGTCCTATAACCTTCATTTGCATTTACAGTCAAATCTCTTTGAGAGATATAACCTTGATATTGATTATAATTGGTAAGATTAAATGATATTCCAGTCTTAGCAATCTGCTTCTGTAAAGTAGTATCATCTACTTCCTCCCATCCCCAGTCCATCCAATTAGCGCCAGTTTCATGATGTCTTACTCCTTTCTTTAATCTCCCACTATTCACATCATTTAAGAAGAGTATCTGGGTCATATCATAACCAAGGAGATATGGAAAGGATTTCATAACATATAATATGCCATTATTATAAGTTTCACTTGATATATAAGTTCCATAACTATTTAAGTTATCAAGTTCACTAAACTTAAAAGTGCCTATATCAAAAACAAATGTTTGATTACTCCATTCAGTCCACACACCACTATTAAGTCGCCTTACCTTAAATACTAATGTTAAACTATCATTATAATATAACTGAGTCTGGTAAACAATTCCATTTACAGTTTTAACAAAGTAAATAATAGGATACCCATTCTTTGCTCTCTTATAAACTCCTGTAGTAGTAACTTTATCTATAAAATTGTCTGCATCTGAATCATTAGTTTCAATAAAACCATCAAATGAATAAATTGTTGATGATAGTGCATCAAGTAAATCTTGTGTAATAATTTCTTGATTTACCCAAGAGGTCCATGAATTAGTAGAAGTAGAATATTTTCTTTTTCCCAAGACAACTTTGTCCGTAAAATCAGGGACATAAAATCTAACTTGATATATCTCAGCACCTTTTTCTGCTTTAACAATTAGTATATAAGGATTTCCATTTTTTTTAATATAAAAACCTGTAGATTTTATATTGTCGATATTATAGGGAGATTCTAAAGTATCAAATATTTGACCATAGAATCCAGCGTCAGATGCAACAAAATTTGTAATCCCCCATTCGTTGGAATCTGTCCCTATATACATCCAAGTTTCGGCTAATCCTGTTAAAGAATTTATAAAACTCACTTTTTGCCCTAATCTTCTTAACCTATTAGGAACAAGAGCTATAGCTTCCACAAGAGTGTACTTTGACCAGTCATTATGCATTGAAACATTGTACTCCATGATTGAATTATCAATATTTCTAACCTCCCCCCTCAAGCTCGTATCCCTTGCGTCCGTGCCAATCCACGCCCCCGCCTCATGATCAGCCGTGAACTCGTACAAGAGGCCGCCGTAATTAACGATCTCGCCTTTTACGTAGGGCTTGGTATCGGAGAAGACAGGGTACGTGTCTAGGCCTATATTCTTGGTCATGCTTTCCTCTGCGGCAGCTATAGACTCCAACGCTTCGTCTTGTGCCTCCTTTATTTTGTCTATATCCATTCCTGCCAATTTGTAATCAAGACGCTTCCCGTCTTTATCATAGACGGCGCTCTCAGGAGTCAAGTTAGCCACCGGATTCCCGTTAATATCCCTGTGCTGATATATAGTAACATTTTTTTTAGCCATATCTTATTGTCTTTAATAATATCTCATAGATAATGAATGTACTCAACGATCTTTCCCTTTGATTCTATAGCGTTCATAGGCTCGAAGGCAAACGTGCCATCCGTTTTACGGATAAGCACGTAAATGCGTTTATCGGAAACGGCCATCTTGATAGCCAGCCTCCTTATGTTCTCGTATGTGGCCATCGCCTTGTTCTGCGAGGCGCAATTGCACGGCTTTATCATTTGAACCCGTATTTCTTGAATAACTTATCCAACGCGGGAACAACCCGCTCCTCAATCAAATAAGCCCTAGCCTCCGGGGTCAAACCCAGATGACCGGGGCCGTATTTCTTCTCTAAAGCGTCGTCACCGGCATAGAAACCGATGGATCTCGTGACTATCTTGCCACCATCCTTGCCGCCTTGCACGATCGGCGTTATACTGGCGTGGTAATCGCCTCGTATGATAAGGTTGGGGGTGTTAGGGTCCCGTGGCGGCAGATGGAGTATGTCGGAGGACCTAGGCGGGGTTATGCTTTCCTTCATCGCCTTGTACCATCTGGCCTTGGCCCTCGCCGCCTTCGGGGTCTTCGTGGTCTCCACGAAATACGGGTCATCCAGATAAGTAGGCTTCAAAGGCTCCTTGTTCTCGTCTAGCCCGGACATGAGTTGATCAGTGATCAAGTCATGGATCAATCCCTCGCTCTCCCTCAAGCTGTTCGTAACCTCCGGCCAGAAGTTCTTCTCCAGCGTCCTCACGGCATTCGCCACTCCCGCTATCGTCCCCATGGTTCCTCTCCATTATATCATAAGCGTCACATAGTATCCTCCTTCGATCCGCCATTCCCCGGTCAAGGAAGAAAGATCCCTCGTGAGCCTTCACGAAAGCCTTCCTTCCCATACCGAGACAAGCCTCATCATTGAACGATACCCCGTTTATGACCATTGCTCTATTCCTTTAACGTCCTCGGCGTATAACTCGGATGGCCTCTTGAGCGCAGGAGTGCCGGATGAAGGGGTCAAAGTAAGAGTGCCGTCATCAGCGTTATAAGTAGCCGCAGAAGCGTTATTCCATACAGAGGAGTTACCTAACAACGTCCCGTACATCTCGGTAAGGTCAAAACCTCCGTAATGCTCCACCACCTTAAACTTATTCTCTCCTTCGGATAATTTCTTGACATCCACCCAGACCAATCCCTTCGCCTCGTCCAAGATATCGATATCGCTAGTGAAAGATATAGCGTTCATCCATGCTTTCTCAACATCCTTATAAACGAGGTTGATCGTAAGCGATGCGTTCTCTCCGGAACTCTTGAACCTCTGTCCACCCGGATAAACGGCACCGAGCTCATATCCCCTGAAATCACTTTCCGTATCGGTCTTCTCTCCATATACGACATTATTCTTGTCGATGAAGATCACCCTCATGCTCTCGTTCTTGAGCTTCATGAGATTGGTTCGTAAGCCCTCGTCATAATCGTTCATCGTGTAAGTCTCGACAAGCTCGCTATAACCCGTGATCTTGGACGAGCCATAACCGGTAGCGGATGTCTGGGCCTCGCCTCCGGAAGTGGCGTACTCAGCGATCGTCGAGATCGGATAGACACGGTTCGGACGGTCGGCGTGGGCGTACTCTCCCAGCTTCGTGTCAAAATCGGATACCTTGAAGGTCATACCTACCGGAGTGAGTATGATCGCCTTGATATAGTCGGGAACGAACGGACACTTGCTCGTGCCGGTATTGAAAATCTCGGAACCGCAGTCCCTGAACATTTTTACTGCCATAATTATCTACATGTTTTATTCTTAATAATTAATTCCATACCGGAGATATCAATCCCGTCGAACAAGTCCTTGAAAGGAGTCTTCCCGTCCGATCCATATACGCCACGGCTCCCGTAACGCATATTATCAGATTTCGTGTGGCTCACGAAAGATCTTGAACCGGTATCGAATCTACGGTCTTTACTTATCTCGTCAATCAATATGTCATACAATGGATAAAGAAGCCCCTTGTATGATATCTCTAGACGCTGCTCGTTGCTGTAATCCGACAATGTCCGGGTCGCTAACAATATATCCACTGAGACCGTGCAATAAGTATCAGGATCGTCCCTAACCTCCTTGAAGGGAGTGAACAACGCCAGTAAAGGGTATCTGTCCCTCTCGGTGAACCTCGACTTGCTAATAGTCTCCATGGCCTTGGATATATAAGGCCAATCCCCGAAAAGATAATTTACCGGCACATTCCTGTCCAATCCGGTCTCAACCCCAAGCCGGTTCCCTACCTTTACGCTTATATCCTTGAATATATCCACCAGATTTGTCATATGCCAAATTGATTTATCGTTTCCAGCATATCATTATCGAAAAAATACCCTCCGTAATCATCACGATGATCAAAGAGCCACCTCGACAGGTAATCGTTCATATACACCATCTGGTTCCATGCGTCAATCATCTTCCGGTTACAAGGGACAATTTTAGCGTCCGCCTCCGTGACTCCCACAGGAGTAGCCTCCAACTGATTCCTTCTAAGATAGAAGAAATAGATATAGTAAGCTATAGGAGACTCGAGCGTCCCTCCGGCATCATCGACCAATACCTCCATTAGATCCAGCCATCTCCTCTCATCCGCCTTATCCGGATCTTTCTCCAACAAGTCCAAGAAAGACACGAAAGCGTCCGCGTTATCCTTTCCTAGAATTTGCCTATAAAAATCCCTCTCGAACTTGGCGGCCAACGCCTTGAACTCCGAGTTTATGGCCTCATTCGTGAGGCTTGGTACCCCGCTGGAGGGCACCAAGCCGTCTATATGAAGATCACCAGTGAAATATGTCTCATCGATCAACATAACGGTTTATTTTGATCTCTTGGAGCTATTGAGCAACTCTGTCATTCCATACTTGGAAATAGCCTCGTCGATCTCCGAGGTTGATAATATCCTCTTGTCGTTTATGAACATGATCGCCAACGGCAATGACACAAGATCTTTGTCTCCCACATTATGGTATTTCGTTTTCTTTGCGTAGGTGATCTCATATACCTCGGCCAAATCAAGCTTATAGCCCTTGGCCGAACCAATCTCAGTTCTCTTTCTTTTCATATCTCTATCTTTTATAGTTTAACTTCCCATTTCTGAGCTATCGCTTGCCGGATTAGCGTCAATGGCTTCCTTGATCGTGGAATATTTACCTTTCACGAAAGCCGTCAAGTAATTAGACTTGATATAAGCAAGCAATCTCTTCTCACCAACCATCGTCACCTGATTCTTCTGGAAATCATCGTTAACCCAGCCGAAAGTGATGCTCAACGGCTGGTAGTCACGGATATTCAAATAACGGAAATCCCCGATGTAGAACTCATCCTCCGTGATAGTCGTGGATGGCTTGATCTGGACTCCCGAGATCAATGTACCGTCTTGCAGCGTGAATGGGGGGAACAGATAAGCGCCGGACGAGTCCTTGGTGAGTTTCAAGTTCGCCAGATCCACGGGATTGACCCGAACCAAATTCGGGGAATAGTTTCTCTTGGATGTCGATACGATCTGAGTGTATGCCGCTACTATAGCGTCAAAGTTATTCGGCGATGCCACCTTTACGGACGTAAGCGAATATTCGGGAATATCAGAGAAAACGCCCTTGATCTCACCATCAGATCCAGACCCGAACAATATGCCCTCTTCCTCGGCCACTCCGATCTTATAGATGATCTCGCTCCTGACCTCGGCTACCAATTGCGGCAGATCGGTAAGAACCTCCTCTGTCAACGTGGCGGTCAAGGCTACCTTTCCCGCTGTAACGTTCTTCTCCTCGATTGTTGCGGTCATGGAGGGTTTCAGTCCTCCCTCCGGAACCCACTCAGCGTCACCTTGTGAATCCTTAAGCTGAGTATAGATGATAGTACGGGCATTTATAGTGGCGACATTGGCGAACTGACGGATCTCGCTTTCAGCTAACGGTGGGGTGGAAATAGATGAGTCGAAAACCACACCCGGACTCATAGGGACTCCTGTTGTGGTTACGCTCGACGTGATAGGCGTATTGGCTTTCACATTGGGAATAATGGAAAGATTCAATTTATTACCCGGCATAGCCTTGCAAGCCGATTTTAGGTCCACGATCTCACGGCCTCTTCCATCCTTGCTGATATAAGCCTTTAACTGGTCTCTGATCTGGTCTTCCAGCGTCTTGACCTTTAACTTACCTTCATCGGTCTTCTCCATAGCTCCCTTGATCTTAACGAGCTCTCCAAGAACGTTCTCCTTGAAAGTATCAAAGTCCTTCTTGTCGATCTTATCGGACAATACGTTATCATTCAAATCTTTCATGGCTTCGGTTAAGCCCGTAAGCTCCTTGACGTACTCGCTTTTAGGAAGAGCGTCCTTCAAGAACTTCATATTTATCTCCTCTAACTTGTCGTCCAAGCCCTTGATGAATTTCTTTTGATCCTCATCCATGCTTTCCAGATCAACAAATCCCAGCAACCCTAGACCGGCCAAAGACACCACGCTTGTGTCTGGAGACAACATCGATAACACTAACGTGGCGATAGCGAATACCGCCATCATCCAACAATACTTCTTGTTTTTCAAATAACCTCTCATTTTGTTCTCTTTTTTTTGATTATTAATTGAATTTTATATCGAATAGACTCTTCCTTGCATGTTCGGCTCCCTTGTCCTTGAGTGGATTTCCCACGGAGTCTTTTCGGCCCCTCTCCGGCTCAAGACTAGCGAGTGCCCATACCTTTCCGAATAATTCTTGCATCCTTGATCTCTTGGAGACAGACATGGTGATCAACTCACTATCGATATCCTCCCTAAGTTTTTCGATACGATCGGCTATATCATCCTCAGACTTGAGTCCTGTATACTCCGTCATGCCATTACACCCTATGGATACCGGGGAAATCTCGTATAACACGACCTCCTTGACGATATAAGCGTCCATCTTATCATCGTAATCAATCTTGTCCCATACATACGAGTACCCAAAGCTGAATTGATTGATAGTACCAGATTCCATTTGCTTTATAGCCCTATCCCCTAATGGTATATCGTCAATATCGGCCTCGAAATAAAGTCCCTTATCATCCTCGATGAGCTTGGTGATACGACCTATAGGCTCACTCATATCGTGCATCCACAGCAGGATGATCTTATCGTTCGCTTGGCTATCGGGGCCTCTCTCGGCTATGGATTTAGCGAAGCATCCCTTTATCAAGATATCATCCGCCTTGTCCTTAACGCCAAAAATAGCGGCGTATCCGCTGATCTTACGGCTATCCAACGCCATTTCCTTCACGTCGAAAGGAAGCCGCTTATATTGCTTCCCTATTGTTCTCTTCTTGACTTTCATTACTGATTTCCTCCTTATTGTCTTTAAAATCCCCCTCTGGATCATCGGGGTTTATATCCATGTAATTAGCGATCTCTCTTCTCGCCTCCTGCATCGTTATCAATCCCATGTCGTACAGATCCTTCGCCGATGTGGAAGACGTAGAGAACGCTTGAGCGGAGCTTAGCTTGTCCTCCTGCAAGCAAGATATATGCGAGTAATCCAGCCTTATCCTCATTCCATCATAGGCGATATTCTCGGTAAGGATCTCCGTGTAGTTCTCGGAGTCGGGTATGATCAAGTCTTGATAAGCGGCGGTCTTGGCCTCCTGCAAGTTGGCGAACTTGCTATCCGGCATCAAGACGTTAGGATTAAGGCCGATAGCGTTCGATATTATATTACGACACGACTCATCCTCCTCATGAAGCATCAGATCCTTGGAGCTATGCGTGATCGGTACCCACTTCAGCTTGGCCGTGGTGACCAATATGGAATACAACTTTCCTACCAATCCATACTTTCTCTTGAAATTATCGTTTAGTTTCCTCTGTTCCTTTGAGGTCAAGGAACTATTACCATATACGTCCCCGCCACTATCATCGCATATAATACCCTTAGGGCCTCCATCGATTATCAACGTGTTACGGGCAGACATCTGGTTGATCCAATTATTTACCGGCTTTGACAAGCTATCTACCGTAGTCTCAAACCTTAATTCTGACTGATACCCACCAATGATAGCGGTCGAGTCGGACACGATGAAATAATCATCCTTCTCCAAGTTGATCCTCTCTCCATTCCATTCTATGTACGCCTCTGATATTATCCCATCCAAATCACTTTGAGACCATAATTTCCCGCTAAGGATCACGTGGAACAACTCCGGGGGAATGATCCACATGGATATGGGCAACTCTCCCGGTATAGGCCTTAACGTGAATATCGGACAAAAGCCAAAGGCTTTCATGGTCATCTCGACCTGTTTGTTAAACTGCCTTCCGCTTTGCAAAGGATTTGGACGAGACAGGAATCTTCTCATCTTCTCAAATCGGGGATATAAGGAGTCGGTCTTTCCATCCCTTGTCTTATACATGCCATGCTCGTTGTCATTCTTGTCCACGACATAAAACTTGCCATTGGAGAACATGGAGCCGGCCCTGTCCGTTACGGTAGCGAATGGCGTACAGACTCTCAGAGCTAACGCCTTTCCGGGAATAGATGACATATCAATCTTAAAATCATTACGTTCAAGCAATGAGGATAATCCGGACATATACCATATATTCCCCCCATTGTCCACATCCACTTGGCCGACATGCCCCAACATAGACATTGACTTGACACTCGATCTAGTGTCAAACCTCAATATCGAAGGCAATAATTTGTCATACCAACTCATAGCGTACAAATAAAAAGAGCCATACCCCACAGGATACGACTCCCGCCGGGTATGGCTCTTAGGCTCTAATTTCTTTATTTTTATGTTACCGCAAATATAGTAATATTCGGATAAACATCAAACAATTATCACTAAAATTACTAGGTCTTGTTTTTTATGCGCTCAGCCAATGCTGACAATACGCTTATAGCCTCAATATCCGATTTTTCCCTATAATCCAAGACGCTTTCAACAAACCTCAAGTATCCGTCATCTTCATCGTAATCCTTACGAAAAAGAAAATGATCCCGAATAAATTCAGAATGTGCCTCTATTCTTCCCGCAACATTCGCTGGCAAGCTCCTGCCTCGAACGTCATTGAGATAATCCCTTAGATTTCGAACGTATGTAGCATTGAACTTATCACATTCAACATGCACCAAAAGATCGCCTTTCCCCAGCCTTGAGGCCATATCCTCCTCTTTTATACGATCATCGAGGATTGAAGCGTCCGTAATGTAAACAAATCCTCCCTTGACCATGCACTTAGCGTAGACGAACTTTCCTCCATTATCCGGATGAATCTCAACCAATCCGGTCAATCCGGACAAATCCACCATGCTTTGATCATAATATCTCATATCGCTTTCTTTTATAGTGTTTCTTTTTCTTCTCAACGAGAAAGCCGTATATCTATCCTTTAATATCTCCGTGACAAAATAACGTTTTGCATCGCTAAGGTGACCTGCCTTCTCGTAGGACTGACCCGTAATCTTGTCCTTTACCCTCTGCTTGAGCATCGCCCCGTTGACATCCTTCTTTACGGTGATATAATCGTTTATCGATGTCTCGCAACTCTCGTCGATCATGATGGACACGTCTTTTATATCTCCGGAATATATTGCGTTGATAAACTCCCCGGTCATGGATACGGAAGGGTTCGATCTAGGCAGCCTGTCCTCGCTACGGAATCTCTTGTCTATACCCTCCTTGAACTTATCGAAAAAAGACCTCTTATCGTCATCTATCGTATTCCCGGCCTTGGTCGATACATCCCCATAAAGATAGACCATATCATCATGCCCTATCCCCTCCAGATATTCAACGGCGATCTCGGCGGCCTTGGTGACCGTGTTGAACGGATCGGACGGGGTTTCCTCGTGAATTTGCCTTATCCTCGTTATATCCCCGGTCTCAACCTGCCAAAAAGAGATGGAGATATAAGGCAGGACGTTGTTATCTATCGATATATGCACGGGAGCCTTGACATATGGGCACTTGCCCTTATGCTTGGCGGGGTCGAAGGCGTGGAAGAACTCGCCACCCGTCCTTATCGTCCCCCACTCGCCCAAGGCGTATATCAGATAATAAGCGAAATCCCTTTCCTTGTCCCTCTCGAAATCCGCTATCGTCTGAGCGTCATAAAAGCCATACGTGCCATCAGGAGACCCTACTACCCAGAAATTATTAAGATAGGTGGACTTGATGATAACCATATCCGGGCGGTGCGTCTCGTAAGTCTTTTTTCTTGGGTTGTATATGGTCCGCTCGGAATTGACCCATTTCCTCCCTACCTCGGAATATT